CAGTGCCTGAACATTTCAGCGACGGGCGATGGCGCGCAGTCTGGCGCGAGCACCTTCGTAGGTGTGGGGGTGCAAAAGGTCAGTAGCGCTCAGTTTCGATTGAACGGCTACGGTACTGGCATGGGAACTAGCGGTTACCACTGGTGGGCGTTGGGGTTTTAAAACCGCGCAATAGGATGAAATGTACTTATAGAAATTCTTCGCAGACGAACGGACGTCGTTGAACCGCAGCGCTTGTTTTGTCTCGCCAGCCTCACTTGAAACCGCGCCCTGCGGTTTTTTTTCGCCTGGAGATCCACCTATGGCAAACCGCCAAACCTACACCGTCCTAATCCCTTTCCCCACCCACGCCGGCCACTGGTCCGTCGTCGGCCAGGAACTGGACCTGTTGGACGTCGAAGCATCTGCCCTGCGCACCGCCGGACGCCTGGAATTGACCAGCGTCCTCAACGCCACCCCGGCCAAAAAGGCCACCACTAAGAAGGCTGACTAACCATGGCTGAGGTTTTGAACTTCGAGCACAACGGCATCACCGTCAATGCCACCGAATCCCCCGAGGCCATGGGTGGCCTGGGCGATAACGTGATCGGGCTGGTCGGCACTGCGCCGAACGCCCATGCATCGATCCCCAAAAACGCGCCGTTTCGCATCAACAGTTTCACCACCCAGGCGCTGTTGGACCCTACCGGCGCGGAAACCGGGACGTTGTTCCACGCGGTGTACCAGATCCTCAAGGTGGTGAAGGTGCCAGTTTACGTGGTGATCGTGGAGGAGGGCGCCACACCGGCTGATACGCAAAACAATGTGATCGGCGGCGGCGAACCCATCACCGGTCGCAAACTGGGCCTGGCCGCGCTGGCCAGCGTGCCGGAAGACCTGACTATCATCGGTGCTCCAGGCTTCACCGGCGTCAAGGCGGTGGCGGGTGAGTTCGCCTCGTTCGGCAAGCGCATCAAGGCCCGTGTGGTGCTCGATGGCAAAGACGCAAGCGTCGCAGACCAGGTGACCTACAGCGGCGAACTGGGCGGTGCTGACCTGGGGTTCGACCGCTGCCTGCTGGTCCACAACATGCCGTCGGTGTACTCCAAGGCGGCCAAGAAGAATGTGTTCCTGTCGCCATCCTCCCTGGCCATCGCAGCGTTGGCCAAGGTCAAGCAATGGGAAAGTCCGGGTAATCAGGTGACGTTCGCCGAGGACGTTTCCCGCGTGGTCGAGTACAACATCCTCGACACCTCCACCGAAGGCGACCTGCTCAACCGTTACGGCGTGAGCTATTACGCCCGCACCATCCTCGGCGGTTTCTCGTTGCTGGGTAACCGCTCCATCACCGGTAAGTTCATCAGCTACGTCGGCCTGGAAGACGCCATCAGCCGCAAGCTGGTGAAGGCCGGTCAGAAGGCCATGGCCAAGAACCTCACCAAGTCGTTCATGGACCAGGAGGTCAAGCGCATCAACGACTGGCTGCAAACTCTGGTGGCTGACGAAACCATCCCCGGCGCCAGCGTGTACTTGCACCCGGAGTTGAACAGTGTCGAGAAGTACAAGAACGGCACCTGGTACATCGTTATTGACTACGGCCGCTACGCGCCAAACGAACACATGATTTATCAACTCAATGCCCGCGATGAAATCATCGAGCAGTTCCTGGAGGACGTTCTCTAATGTTTACCAACCGAGTCAGACAGGCCATTGCGGCCACCCTGCAAGGCCTGCCGTTGTCCGCGACGGTGGAGGAGTTCACCCCGCCGAAGATCGAGTTCGACATGGAAGCCATGTCCGGCGGGCGATTCATTGCCGAAGAAATGGCCAAGAGCGGCAAGGTGCTGGGCGCCAAGTTGATCCTGCAAGGTGCCGGGCCGGAAATCATGCTGGCCCTGGGCGTACGCCTGGGGGATGACATCCTGCTGAACGTGCGTGAGGCGGGCCAGGACCAGGAAGGCAAGACGTACTTCACGTACCACACCGTCGGCGGCAAGCTCAAATCCCTGGAGGAGGCCAAGCTGAAGATGGGCGATAAAGCCACCACCACGCTGGAACTGGCCTGCCGTACTTACAACCGCCTGGAAAACGGCATCACGGTGATCGACATCGACGTACGTACCCAGAAGTTCGTGCTCAACGGCGTCGACATCCTTGGCGATGCACGCCGCGCCGTACTGATGCCTTGATTCCCTGGGGCGGGCCCGCTCGCCCCTTTACCTGCAAAAGGAATTGCACCATGGCCTGGATGCCACCGCTGCACCGCCTGCTCTCGACGATTACCGCTGACACTGGGGCGACGATCGAGCAGGTGCAACTCAAGCCGCTGTACTACGCCGCGCAAAAAGCTGCGCTGGCCCAGGCCGGTGACGACGAGGACGACCAGTTCTTCGAACTGGCGAAACTTGCCACCGGCCTGTCGGAAAAAGAGCTCGATCAACTCATGCGCCCGGACTACGTCACCATTGCGCAATACGTGCATGAAATGTCGACGCGCCCTACGTCGTTCTTCCTCGGCGAGCTAGCGCCATCGAGCCACGAGCAACCCGTTCAACTGCTACTGCCGTTCGATACCGCCGGTCGCACCCTCACCACCCTCTCCCTGGAAATGCCCGCCCTACGCGCCACCAAAGTGATGAAAAAACTCGCCACTGCCAAGGAGCGCGCCGAATTCATCACCGCCCATTGCGCCGGCCTGATGATCCCCGACCTTGCCGGCCTGACCGTGCCCGACTGGACCGAATTGCAGGCGCGCATTGACGATTTTTTAAATCAACCAGCGGCCTTCTTTCGCAACGCGACATCGACGTAATCCTCGATGTAGTGCCGCTGGTTTATTCGGTGACTGAAGCGGAGATCCTGGCGTGGGACACCGCAAAAGCATTGCGCCGCTACGACATTGCGATCACTCGCCTTGGCGTAAAACAGGAGTAGAGCGGTATGCAGACAAACGATTCGCAAGCCTCTATCGCAGAGGTTCCTGATGGCAGCGTCTTGACGGGCGCATCCACGGTACTTCAGCGCTTGAGTGCGCCGGCGCTGTTCGATGCCGGGCAATGGCAGCTGACGGGATTCAACCTGGCCTTGGCCAGTGCAAGCCTGAGCCTGGACAGCCTGACACTCGAACAGGTGCGCTTGCGCGAAAGCGTAGAAACCTTGACCAGCACGTTGTTCATCAACGGCAATTCGTTAGCGCCCAGGGAGGCTGATATCGCGCCGGGTGCGTTGAAAAATGAGGACAAGAGCGAGGAGCAACCCACCGGCTTTTGGGCGAGCGTTGGGGGTGTGGTTGGGGCAGGTGTGGGAACGTTGTGGGACGCGATCAAGGACAAGGTGCTGGATAAACTACTGGATCGTGCTATCGATTCGGCTGGGAAGGCGATCAAAGGACGCAAAAAAATCGCAGGGCGGGGCACGTTGCTCGATAGCCTCTTCGAAAAACTCGGCAAGGCCTGGAGCGCGATACCCGCGCTGGCAAGGCCGGGAGCGCCCACCCAGGGTTTTCAGTCCTTTGCCGCAGTAAGAAACCCGGCCCCGTCGCCCAGTCTTCTGCCCAGCGTTGAATCCCTTGGCGCTCGGCGATTTACGCCAATCAGAACCGCCGAAGCCGCCCTCACCGTCATCCAAGGTGTACGCACCGGCGACCCCGATGCCATCGGCGTGGGCCTCAGTACTGCTGGCGGTGCCTGGGCGGGTGCCTCCGCCGGTGCGGCTATCGGCACCCTGGTGTTGCCGGGCGTGGGCACCGCGGTCGGAGGTGCAATCGGCGGGCTGCTGGGCAGCGAAGTCGGTAGCTGGCTCGGTGACAAGCTCTTTGGCGCCAATGATCGCCTGACGTCGCCCGATGCGATGAGCAAGGAACTCAACAGTGCCCGAACCGATAACGTACAGGTGTCGATTGCGCCGAGCATCCAGATCACCGGGGTGAACCCCGCCGATGCCCAACAGGTGGTCAACCAGGTGATCCAGGCCCTGCAATTGCAATGCATGCCGATGGTCACAGACACGCTAGGGATCCGGCGCAACGCGGCACTGGCCGATCCAGGAGGTGATTGATGCAGCAGCAGATGGTATTGGGCGACTTTATTTTCGGTTTGTCCCGCAGCTTTGCGTATTCCACCCTGACCCGTAACAACGATGGCGGTTGGAGTGACCTGGCGATGATTGCCAGCAAGCCTCAGTCACGGCAGAGCGGGCAGAAGCTGGAAAAGCTCACCTTCGGTGGCACGGCCATGTACGCCGAGGGCATGCAGCGGCTTGATGAGCTGCGTGCCTTGCAGAACCTGCGTACCCCGTTGCCGCTAATGGATGGTATCGGCCGCAACTGGGGCCTGTGGCGGATCAATACGGTGGCCGAAAAGCAGAGCTGCATCATCGATGACGGCACCGCCATGGTCATCGGCTGGACCCTGGAGTTGGAGGAATTCACCAATGCGTAGAGTGCGAAGTATTGCCGGTGACTCGGTCAACCTGTTGCTCTATCGCGAGCTGGGCCGTTGCGATGACATGGCAGAAGAAAGCCTCTGGCGGCTGAACCCCGGACTTGCCGAATATGGCCCGGTGCTGCCGGCCGGTGTGTGGGTGATCGTGCCGGAACTGGACACCCGCCCGACAGTGGCGCGCCCCGTGTTGGCGTGGGATTGAGGAGGCTGCATGGCACAGGGATTTACACCAATCATTGAGTTCTACGGCGCTAACGCGACCTTGCTCAATCAACGCATCATGCAATGGAAACACACCGACGCCACGGGTATGGAGTCTGATCGGTTGGAGTTGACGCTCAATATCGAAGGGCTCGACGGCCTGCCGAGCATGAGTGGCAAGATCGGTCTGCGCGTCGGTTACAAGGAATCGGGGCTGGTGGAGAAGGGGCAGTTCGTCATCACCCAGCGTACCCCCGTGCTGTTTCCCATGCGCCTGATGATCGTTGCCACGGCGGCGCCGTTCAGCCTGGAGGATCCAAGCGGCTACCGCCAACGGCGGTCCGCCAGTTATGGGCCAACCACCCTGGGGGCGCTGTTCCGCCAGCTGGTTGTGAAGCACGGTTTTTCACCACGGGTGGCCGCGTCACTGGAGGGGATCGCGATTGCGCATATCGACCAGTCCAATGAAAGCGACATGGCCTTCATCACCCGGCTGGCCAGGCGCTACAGTGCGGTCACCAAGCCGTTCAACGAGCTGTATGTGCTGGCAGAGGCCGGGCAGGTCAAATCGATTTCCCTGCAGCAACTGCCGCAGGTGACGTTATCCGTGACCCAGGACAACCGCCCTGGCGACCAGTCCTTTATCACCGCCACGCTCAATGAAAAAACGCGCTCGAAGTACATGGGCAGCCGTGTCACCTGGTGGGATAGCGCCGCAGGCAAGCAGCACGTCGTCCAGATCGGGGTAGCACCGTTCAAGACCTTGCGCCAGCGATGCCAGAACGAGGCGGAAGCCCGGGCCGTGGCCGAAGGCGAGTTGCGCCGTGTCGGGCGTGAGGGGCTGGAGTTGAATATTGATTGTCCTGGCAACCCGTTGCTTGCCGCCGAAGGGCTGTTGTCCCTGGACGAGTCCTGGCCTTCTTATATGCAGGGGCGATGGTCGATCACCAAGGTGGTCAATGTGGGGGACCCGGCGACGGGCTATCGCAGTACGATCACAGCCGGTGGGTTGTCGATATAGCGCGTTTTCAAGGTGAAACCGATGGTGATAACACGGCCTCAATTGATTCAAATCATGCCTGAAGCCCGCCTGAGAGCGGGCATTTTTTTGGCTGCGTTGAATGCGGCGCTTGCTCACTACGACATCAACACCGCCCGGCGTAGTGCGGCCTTCCTCGCGCAAGTCGCCCATGAGTCCGGCCAATTGCGTTATGTGCGTGAATTGGGCAGCGATCAATACCTGAGCCGATACGATACCGGCGCAATGGCCGTACGCCTGGGCAATACGCCCGAGGCGGACGGCGACGGTCAGGTGTACCGGGGCAGGGGGCTGATCCAGGTTACCGGGCGGCGTAATTACCTGGCGTGCAGTCGGGCGTTGTTCGGCGATGAGCGACTGTTGCAGCAACCGCAGTTGTTGGAGCAAACCCAATGGGCTTGCGAGTCCGCGGCTTGGTTCTGGCAGAGCAACGGCCTCAACGATCTGGCCGACAAGGACCAGTTCACCACCATTACCCGGCGTATCAATGGCGGGCTCAATGGCCTGGAAGACCGTTTGCAGCTGTGGGCGCGGGCGAAGGCGGTGTTATGCGTTGCCTAGGCGCCTGGCAACTGATCGGTATTGGCCTCTCGGTGGCGCTGACCTGGCAGGTGCAGGCTTGGCGGTATGGGGCGCAGATCGAGGGTTTGTCGGCGGTACAGGCGCAGGCTGCGTTGCACCTACAACAGGCCGAGCACCAAAAACGGCTGGCTCTGGAGCAACAACTCAGCGCCAGCGACCAACAACATGCACGGGAGTTGAGCGATGCCCAGCGTCAACAAGCTGCTCTGCGCGACCGTCTGGCCACTGCTGATGTGCGGTTGTCAGTCCTTCTCGACGCCTCCAGCGGCGGCTCGGTGCCAGCCCCCTCCAGCGCCGGCGGCGTGGTTCATGCAGGCGCACGAGCCCGACTTGACCCGGCGCATGCTCAACGAATTATCGGCATCACCGATGACGGGGATAATGCCGTGATTGCCCTGCGTGCCTGCCAGGCTTATGTGCGTGCCGTCGCCCGTTAGCATCTTGATCCGGTCTGTCGCTTGCTTGTCCGATTCGCTCCTGTAGGGTAGGCAAATCCCCCGCCTATTTCTGGAGACGACC